AGGTTATAAAATAGCCCCTAAATTTAATCTCCATAAAGCATCTGCAGAAATGGAGAACGGACTACTTCAAGTACATATTCCTTTCGCAGAATCAAGTAAACCAACAACCCTTACAATTAAATAAACTTAACCTTTGCCCAGAGGTTTTATTTGTATTAGAGTTGGAATGTACCTGAGAAGGTACTATATTAAAGTTATATGAGTGAGAAGAAAAAAACCAATTACAAAGTTATTAAAGATCCAAAATTAGCTCCGTACCATATCCAAATGGATCAGTACTGCTATACAGTATTTAAAGCTACAGCAGCTAGAAAAACAGGCAATATGCGAGAGGTAGCTCTCGGATATACTTATAATATAGCTCGATGCTTTGAGTTAATATTAGAGGATTCAGTCAGAGATCAAAACTATGAGAGCTTGCAAACTTACATAGAAGAAATGTCAACAACAATAAATAAATTAAAATCAATAGAATTAGTATGAAACTAAAAGCAGTTTACAATGCAGTTATCGTAAAGCCGGTAGAGCTAGAAGATGAATACCACGGTAACATTATTGTTCCGGATCTAGGCAGCGAGAAGAACAAAATGGGAGAAGTAGTAAGCGTAGGACCTGGACATAACATACCAGGGGTAGGCTTTGTAGCTACCCTTTTTAAAGAAGGAGACCGAGTAGTACTTCCAACAATGGGATTTACTAGATTCGAATACAGAGGAGAAGAGTATTTCATCGGACCGGAAAATCAAATCTTAGCCCAGATAGAAGACTAAACAATGAGCAAACATATAGAATATTCAAACGAAGCTAGGAAGCAACTACTTGACGGTATTGACTTATTAGCAAATGCAGTTTCTGCTACCCTAGGACCTAACGGACGAAACGTAGTGTATAGAGATGAAACAGGAGAGGTGAGATCCACTAAAGACGGTGTAACGGTTGCAAAAGTAATATCTTTAAGCGACCCGGTTAAGTCGATAGCAATTGATATGCTTAAGCAAGCAGCAATCAACACCGCTAACACAGCTGGAGATGGTACAACAACCTCAACCCTTTTAGCACAGTCAATCACTAGAGGAGGCCTCACAGCATTAGACAACAAAGGAAATGCAGTGCAGATTAAGAGAGAGGTAGATGAGGCAGTTAAGGAAGTTATAGCCTACATCAAAGCAAACATTGCAGAAGAGATAACAGCAGAAGACCAGCTCAAGCAGGTTGCTACAGTGTCTGCCAACAATGACGAGATGGTAGGTAACCTTATTACCTCTGCACTAGAAGCAGTAGGGAGAGACGGTATTGTAACTATTGAAGAATCTAGAACAGGAGAGACTTACCTAGAGACTGTAGAAGGTATTCAATTTGATAGAGGTTATAAATCTCCATACTTCGTAAACGACAACAGTAGCATGTCAGCAGTATTAGATTCACCTTACGTATTAATATACGACGGTAAACTGTCCCAAGCTAAAGAACTCTTACCAGTACTAGAATCAGTATCTTCTGAGAATAAATCACTATTGATCGTATGTGAAGACATAGACAACGAAGCACTTGCAACCTTAATCGTTAATAAGATGAGAGGTACTTTAAAAGTAGTAGCAGTTAAAGCGCCTGACTTTGGAGATAGACGAAAACTAATAATGGAAGACATCGCCATACTAACAGGCGGTCAAGTTATCAGCCCTGAAAAAGGAATGAAACTTACTAGGTTGGATAGAACATGGTTCGGACAAGCTAGAAAAGCTAACATAATGAAAGAGAATACTATCATTATAGATGGTAAAGGAGAACCAGAAGCAATCGATCAAAGAATATCAGAACTAAGATCTCAGATTGATAATGCAAAGACTCCTTTCGAAACTGAGAAGCTTCAAGAAAGATTAGGAAAGTTCACAGGAGGAGTATCTATCATACACGTAGGAGGTAACTCTGAAATAGAAATGAAAGAGACTAAAGATCGAGTAGAGGATTCACTTCACGCTACCAGAGCGGCGATTGAGCAAGGAATTGTACCAGGAGGAGGTTCAACATTACTTCATGCAAGTATGAACATAACCGGTACATCAACAGGCGCACGGATTGTTCAAGAAGCTTGTCAAGCTCCATTTATTAAAATCTTAAGCAATGCAGGGTATGAGAAAGAAGAAATTGAAATTGTAATAGGAGAAGTTTTAGAGGCTGGTCTATGGAGCAGTTATCACGTACATGATAAGAAGATTGTTAATATGAAAGAAGCAGGAATTATAGACCCTTTTAAAGTAACAAGAACAGCATTAGAAAATGCAGCATCAGTAGCAGGAACAATAATGCTTACTGAAGCAGTTGTAGCAGACGAACTTACGGATAAGCCAGAGGAGAAAAGTCAGGACCTAATCTACGGCTAGGATGATTGGGCTCGGAAAAACTATAGAGGTAGAAGGAGGGCTGTACGAAATCGTACGGACCCTTCCAATACCTACTGAGAGAGACTATGACAAAGAGACTACAGACTTTATAAAGGACATGTGGTACGCAGAGAAGGTATTCAAATCTGACAACCACGGACTGTATTTCTTTGTAAGGGCAGTACAAGATGTAGAATGGGAAGATATAGTAGACTAAATGGAAAAAGAAAATAAAGAAATACTAACGCTTATCGCTACTAGAACCCCTCCTGGCGATAGATGGACTCTTGAAGGAGAGTCTACATTACGGGACGGAATAGCAGAAGCGTTACAAGCTTGGTTTGAAAAATCTAATACGAAAGCAGATTTTAGATTAGAGCCTCTAAGAGGAAAGTTGTATGCAATCACGACCGTAGAGGTAGAGGTGTTCATAGAGAAGCCTAAGACCTATTCCATATATGGAGACTACGAAGTTGATTAAAAGAGTAATAACAGTTATATTAAAAGTAAAATTATATGAATCAAGAAAGTTTAAGACCTAACATTGACCTAAAAAACACTACCGCAATAATATCACCAGCCGGTAATCAATTATTTGCAGAAGGAGTAATACTTAGAAAAGTATCTAAGTTCGTAGCAGGCACCGCTGAAGATGGCATTATGCCCATACCTGTATTCTACGATGTAAAGACAGGAGAAATACTAATAGATACTCTACCGAAAGATCTAAGAAGCGAATTCGTAACAGAGGAAGATGAAGAATAAGATAAACTATTCAGGCTTTCAACCAGACTCAATCGTACAAGCCATAAATACTAAACTCGTATCAAGAGCAGAAGTAGGCTTCAACAAGTACGGGGCGACTATGGATAGAGATGACCTAAACGTAATTGAATGGTTAGATCATGCCGTTGAAGAGATGCTAGATCAAGTACTCTATATGGAAAAACTAAAACAAGAGTTATTAAAACAGAAGTAAGTTATGAGTAAAAAGAAGCTTCCCCAAATACTAAAAGAGATTAAAGCCTTCCAACCTGCAATTGTTGACTATGAAGGAGGACAGAAGAATATAAGCTATAGTCAAATTAGTATGTTCACTAGATGCCCACATCAATGGGAACTAGCGTACAAGGAGAAGCTTCAAATTTACAAAGAGAGTATCCATACTTCTTTTGGAACTAGCTTCCATGAAGTGATACAAGCCTACTTTGAGACGTACTATAACGACTCAACTAAAGCAGCAG